AGAAATATTAAACGATGAGCAATCGGATGAAGAACAAAGCAATCAAGGTGAAGAACAAGAACAAAGTAATAAAGAACAAGAACAAAGTGATGATGGTAAAAGCAGAATATCAAAATTAGAACTAAAATCTATGATAAGTGAAAAAAGACATGAAGTTAAGAGTTGTTTTGAAAACGCTGAAAGAGCAAATAAATGTGCTGAAAACCTTAGGATAAAAGCAATTAAAGTGGCAAGTGAATTAAGAAATATAGAATCGATGTATAATTAAGATTCCGATTCCAATCCTGATTACAACTAATTTATAAGTATAATAATTTATTATTTTTTTATTAAATAATAAATTAATTAATTAATGTGTAAATAAATAATATTTTTATATTGTATAGTATTATAATGGATAGTAAAGATTTATTAAGAATTGGTTTAATAATATTAAGTGGAGTTGTTTTAATTTATTTAGTAAATACGTATACACATAAAAAAGTATTGTCTGAAGAAGGATTTGAAAATAATCAAGAAATTGATGAAGAAGAATCACATGATGATGAAAAAGTATCTCCTGGAGAAAGTTTAGGTAATAATGAAGTTTATAGTTCATTAGAATCGGATAATAAAAAATCCGGAGAATTTAATTTATCTGGAAATCAATACCCCAAAGATTGTTTCCCAAAAGACCAATTAACCCCCGCTGAACTTTTACCAGGCGATGCTAATAGTAAATGGGCCCAAGTAAATCCAGCCGGTCAAGGTGAATTGGGAGATCAAAACTTTTTAGATGCTGGTTATCACGTTGGTGTTAATACCGTTGGTCAAACTTTAAGAAATGCTAATTTGCAAATAAGATCAGAACCACCTAATCCACAAGTAAAAGTAAGTCCATGGTTACAAAGTACTATAGAACCAGATACAAATAGAAAACCTATGGAAATTGGAGGATGTAACTAAATTAAATTATAATTTTTTTAGACTTATATATTAATAATGTCTAAAAAGTTTATGATAGATACTAATATTAAAAATGAAATTAAAGATTACATTAAATATGATAATTATATAAAAGAATATGAATTAAAAATTTCAAAAATAAAAAAAATCAGAAAGAAAAAAAAAGATTTTATTACAGAATTTTTAAAAAATCATAATAGTAATAGTAAAAGTATTAAAGCTGGCAATTCAATTTTAAAATTAAAAGAAACTAATACTAAATCAAGTTTAACCCAAAAATTTTTAAAAGAAAGTATTACAAACTATTTTAAAACATATTATAAAAATTTAAATGATCACAAGTGTATAGAGATATCGGAAAATATATTAGATTTTATAAATAATTCTAGAAAAAATAATAAAAAAATATTACTTAAAAGAATAATAACTTAATCATTTAATTTTCTAATAAATTAAATGATTAAAGTAAATAATATACAAAGTGAAAAATGTAAAATATATGACTATGAAATTGAAATTATAAAAAAATTATTAAAATTTAAAACTCAACAAAAACTACTACACGATAGTAATAAAAATAAAAATAAAATTAATTTTAAAATTTGGTATAAAGAAAATAGATATAGTTTAAACACCTTTTTTTATAATATTATGACATTTATAGATAACCAAAATATAAATTTACATTGTTTAAATCAAAATTTATATAATAAATTTATTGAATTTGCATTTAATAATTCAATATTATATATTTAAAGAATATAAAATAATTAAAAACAAAATGTCTTGGGTAAATATTACAACAGAAACTAATAATAATGAATTAAAAATTAAAAATGAATTAAAAATTAAAAATGAATTAAAAATTAAAAATGATTTGAAAATTAAAAATGAATTAAAAGGTTATAAATCATCATTAGACGAAAATTTCGAAACATTTGTTGGAAGTGATTTATTTGACAAAGTTATTTATTCACTTGAAAATTGTCAAAAATATAATAGACCATTATTTGCAAAATGTAGTTCAACTGAAATTTATAATTTTTTTAAAAAATTTGTAATAATGGAACAATTTGAAGAAAATTCGGAAACCGAAAGTGATGGTGAATTTATAGAAGATTATTAATTTTAAAATTTATATTATATTAATTTTAAAATTTATATTATATTATTTTAAAATTTATATTACATCTTCATCATATATATTAGATTCGTTAATTTGATTATCATGTTCTTTATCATGTTCTTTATCATGTTCTTTATTATCTAATGGTTCATCATCTTCATTTACAATAATTTCTTCTTGAACATATGTGTAGGGATTTTTATCTTCTTCTTCTATTTCTTGTGTTATAACTATAGGAACTTCTTTATCTTCAAATTCGGTTGTATATGATGGATTAATAATATATGAAGATTTTTTAAAACTATAGTTAGACCATTTATCATTACTAAAAGGTCTCACATCTAATTTTCCTTCAGCTACCATTTTTTTATATTTATTTAATAAAACAAGTTTTTTTGGATTTACATTCGCAATTTCATTCGAAATTTCATTAATATGATTTTTATTAGAATTGTAAACTATTTTTGATGGATCAGGCTTGGGCTTATAACCATAACAATTTACTCCAAATTTTAATTCTTTATTATCAAAATAACCACCATTAACACCTGGTTTGCCACATATATTTTTAGATTCTTCATCTCCTTCTTGTAACTTTTTCCATATTTTTTTCTGAGTAGGATACAATGCCATTTGATTTGCCGACCAACCATAATTACACCAATGGGCTCCTTTTTTATGTGCATTTAATAATTGGTCATATGTTGCTAATTTGGCACCAAGCGCATTACATACCATAGGAGCTTCTTCATATGAAAAATCATTTAGGTCAATATTAAATACTTCTTTTTTCCTAACTATATTTTGTTTTATATTTTGTACTTCAGGAGTTATTGATACATTAATATCTATAACTTTATCAACCGCGTTATTTAAAATTGGTAATATACCAAACATATTTTTTAATGTATTTGTACAACCTAAATTTCGTCCTATTTTATCTTTATTAGAACCTATGTATAAATTAAAACTTAATAATGTTGAAAAAATAATTAATATAAATGCTATTATTATTATAGTTTTATTTGAAAAAAAGTTTTTTATATCCATATTATAATATACTTTGAAAAAAAAAAAAATAGTTTAATTATAAAGTTAGTTTATTCGTTAGTTTATTCGTTAGTTTATTCTTTTTTTATAAAATAGACAATATACATTTTTTGTGACCAATTCATTCATATCTTGTAATGATACATATTTATCATTGAATTTATACCATTTTTTATCCATATTTTTTGTGCAAGCCCAATAATGTCCAAACCCAGCACCACCAGTATGATTAGCTATTGCGTGTAAATCATATTGGCAATTGTTTTTATCATAGCCTACACAATATTTTGCTAAATTTAACCCTTCTATTGGAAAATCTATAACTGTTTCGATTTTTTGTTGTTTATTATTATATCTTTTAAAGAAAATTATTAAATATTTAGGTGTGCTCCATAAACTTAAACCTCTATAATATTTATTTGTATCATCATCACGTTGTCTATGTCCATCCAAATATTCAACTTCAATAAATTTATCAAAGCAATCATAAATATTTATAATTTGTCCTTCTTTTTCATTTGGAATTTCAAGACATAAATTAGAAAATGGCTCATATGTTTCTGATTTATATTTTGTATCATCTGGTGTTTTAATAACTGAATAAAGTTGTCCATAAAACTTTTCAACTATATAAGAATAATCATTTTTGAAAAATTTTTTCCAATTTGTTAAAGCAGCTATAGCCATTGTATCTAATTCATTTCGAGGCTTGCCGTTTATTGTCATTATAACTTCCTTTGATATTCCATTGTGCATTGTTTCCATAAAAAATTGTAAAAATTCTTGAGAATCATTTTGATTAAATCCTGCAAAACTCCCTAATCCTTTTTTTAAAGAAATAATTTGAATAGTTTTATGAAAAGATGTTGGCGTTACTACACCATTTTTATCCCACAAAGCTTTGCAAACTAATGCCCATTGTTCTACAAGATTATGATCTATTATATCGAAATTAAGATGTTTTTTAAATCTATTAGTTAAAAAGAATTCTGAAAATTCTGTGTTAGAATTTAGACACTGCATTATAGTATTCATAAAACATGTATTACCCAAATTTGTTATACCACATAAACCTTTTTTATAGAAGGTATCGTTTGTAATTTCCATTATCTTTATTATATTCAAAATAAATCTTTAAATAAATCAAAATTTTTTTAATTTATAATTTTGATTGTATAAGTTATAAATTAAAAAAATTTATGTTATAAATTATATATATATGATTAATAATATTATAAATTCTATTTCTAATAACAATTTATCTGGATATAATATCAATTTATATGATAATTGCAATATAGATTCTAATAATCATTTTATTAATGAAAGCTCTAATACAATAAATATATTTAATAATACAAGTTTTTCAAATCGATTAAATATACAACAAAGAACTCCTCCTGTTAGATTACAACAAAGAACTCCTCCTGTTAGATTACAACAAAGAACTCCTCCTGTTAGATTATCAAGAAATAATATTTTAAGAACCAATTATTTTAGAAATTTATTTGGTTCTACAATTAATAATTTACCAACAAGTCCATATGGAACTGGGATTGATAATACATATGGAACGGGAACTAGAAATACATATGGGACTGGAACAGGAACTAGAAATACATATGGAACTGGAACGGGAACTAGAAATACATATGGAACTGGGACAGGAACTAGAAATATATATGGAACTGAGACGGGAACTAGAAATACGTCATATGGGGCTGGAATTAGAAATACATATGGGACTGGGACTGGGACGGGAACTAGAAATACATCATATAGAACTGGAATTAGAAATACATCATATGGAGCTGGAATTAGAAATACATATGGATATGAAACTGGAAATAGAAATAGAAATTCTATAAATAATTTATTTGGATTAAATTCGAGAACAATACCAACTGAAAGTAATTTAAATAGTACAACTGAAAGTAATTTAAATAGTACAACAAGTAACAATACAAATTTATCATATAATGCCCAACGTTATAGAAATTTATTTGGAAATAACTCTTATTTAAATGATTATTTTACAAGAAATAGAAGATCATCACAAACTGAATCTGTCTCTAATACTACTCAACCTATAAATTCACAAACCGAATCAGTCGCTAATACTACTCAACCTATAAATTCACAAACTGAATCAGTCACTAATACTACTCAACCTATAAATTCATATATGCAACCTATAGGTATCAATGCTGAACTTGATTCTACAATTATAGAACCTTTACGGCAAATAAGTTATATTTTTGAAATTACTCAAAATAGACTTAATAATAATTCAGTCAATTTAAATACACTTATTAATGAAAGTGAATTAATAGTATTAAATAGCGAAAATAGTAATGATTTAGATGATACTTGCAATATATGTTCAGAGAATTATAATCAAAATGTAGATATTATTCGAAAAATTACAAGATGTGGTCATTATTTTCATCAAAAATGTATTGATAGATGGTTTGCAACAAATTCTACTTGTCCTATATGTCGTGTAAATATTAATATACCCGAAACGGTTGATATACCCGAAACGGTTGATATACCCGAAACGGTTGATATACCTGAACTTAATTAACAATTTATTAAACAATAAATAAAATAATATTGGTAAAATTGCAAATATTAATTTAATGTGTTTTATTTGACAAATTAAATTAAAAATAAATATTATATGCGATTATTAATTTCAAGTCATTTCCCATTTAATAAAATTGGATATTCAAAACAAACAAGAGAAATTGTTAAATCAATATTAAATCTTTGTCCTAATATTAATATTGGTATAATTTGTTGGGATGGGTGGAATTTACCAGTAGATAATACATTTTACAAGCTAGATGATTTTAAAATTGATTTGGACAATAATGAGGATTATACTTTATTTAAAAATGTTACATTTTTTTCAGGTGGTATAAGAAATTTAAATATTAATAATCAAAATGAAGTTACTAAACATTGGCAAATAATAAAAAAATATGTAGATTTATTTAAAGCTGATAAACTACTAGTGTATCAAGATATATGGATATTTGAATCTTTTGATATAGGATCTATTAAATGTGAGAAATATTTATATTTACCTATACATAATGATTTTACATCAAATAAACTTTTACATTATTCAAATGGACTTAATCCTGAAATTAAAAATCTACAATTTCTACCATATTTTAATAATATAGCGACATTTTCTAAATTTGGAATAGAAGTTCTTAAAAAATATAGATATAATAATAGTATATTTATAAATCATATTGTAAATATTCCCGAAATTACAAGTAGTAAAAAAGAATTAAGGAAACAATATAATATAGATTCCGATATATTTATATGCTTAATTGTAGGTAAAAATGGTGAAACAAATGATAGAAAATCCCTTATAGATCAATTTGAAGCATTTGGACAGTTTCAAAAAGGAAAAAATTGTAAATTAATTTATCATGATAGCCATTCAAGTGATCTTTCATCTGGAGCTATTAATTTAGAAAGTATTGTTGATAAATTTAAAATGCATAATAAAATAATAGTAACAGATAAAACAATATATACTGACCAACAAATAGCAAAATTATATTGTCTATCAGATGTATTATTATGTGCTTCTAAATCAGAAGGGTTTGGCATTCCAATGGTTGAAGCGCAATTCCATGGATTAAAAGTAATTTCAAATAATTGTACATCAATGTTTGATAATACGTCATGGGGTGTATGTTTAGAACCTAAAATAATTTCCAAAAGTATTAATGGTATAAATTCATGGTCACATGCTGATTCTGATAAAATTGCGGAAACATTAACCGATTTCTATAATAATAGTTTTGAAAAATATAATATGAAACCAATTGATAAAAATAAATATTCCTCTGAAATTATTGGTAAAAAATGGATACAATTTTTAGGTTTAGAAAATTCCCAAGGTTTAGAAAATTCCCAAGGTTTAAAAAATTCCCAAGGTTTAGAAAATTCCCAAGGTTTAGAAAATTCCCAAGGTTTAAAAAATTCCCAAGGTTTAAAAAATTCCCAAGAAAAAATAGTTAAACAAAATAA